GGATGAGCTTGCTGTTGAGTATTATACCGATCAAGGTGTGCGGACGCTGCTAGAGGATACACTTAAAGGAAACCTTTACAGGGAATCCCGCAAAACCCTACTTCGTCGTGCCGTTGAAGGTAGTTTTAGAACATTGTTTAATGCTACGCCTATTGTCAAAAACCTGCATTTTAAGATGGGTGGAGCGACTGATACTGGTGGACGCATGGTGATGGGTACAGGATTGCTTGCTGACGGGTTTAGGGAGCTGCCAGAAGTAAAGGCGATGGTGCGCCAAATGTACCGAGAAACCGCTGGCAAGCCAAAAGCAGCGAGAGTCCAGAAGGTTGTCGATGTTAAATCCGATAACCCTAAGCACTACCAGGCTACTGGTGTACTAGATCAAGTTAACAAGCAAATTGTAGAGCGCGGTGAGAAACTGCCAAATGGTGTTCTTATCCCCGACAAAAACGGGAATGGAGAAGGGATTCTTACAGAGGATCACTTGAAGGCACTAGAGGAAGCTGGAGTTATTGATGATGGAGAGTTTGGTAAGGCTTTACTACTCCAATCTGAAATTGAAGCTCCAGTAAATCATGGTACACTTCTTGTTAACAAACCAATCAAGCAAGGTCGTTCAGAGCAATTTGGTGGCCTTACTGAGAACTATGTGGTTCCTACAAAATGGGTATTGAAGAAAGGCCGTTTGTACCTTGAATCAATGGACTTACACCAGCTTGACAAGAATGTCGATAGGGCGGTCAAAAACAAGATTGCCAAAGAACTCAACCTTACCCGCAAGAAGATCTACGAGGATATTGAGAAGTCCGTCGAGATTCAAAACAAAGGACAATCGACTGATGCTTACTATCAAAGCGTAGATCCTAAAAACTGGCAGAGACGGAAGAACTTTATTAACTCTGTTCAAGGCCAACAAACAACTCGTCAACTTGGAATCAACCCAATGATGCAGAAGGTGTCGCCAGATCTTGTGACTGGTATCTACCGCACATTCGCGTTCGACCGACTTCAGAGCGCAATCAAGACTTCTGGCGATGTTATTATTCCATACGGCCCAACATCGTATTACAGCCTTCGTGATAACTTGATGCCCCAGTCGCCAAGATTCAATCGAAATGGAGAGTTAATTTATGAAAACAAAAAGCAAAAAACAGGTAGGATACCTTCTAAGCAAGGTGTCACCATTGACCAGCAAGCAGCAGTCCAAGCTCAAGAAGGAGTTGCACAGCGGCAAGGTCAAGGTCAAGAAGGGCAAGTAAGACTGATGCCACAAACCAAACTGGACTCCGACTACATGAAAGCTGTGGAGTCTGGTGATATTGAGATGCAGCAGAAGGCAGTGGATGAGGCTGCAAGAATCGCTGGATATGAAAAACGATGGAATTTTTCTGAAAATATCGGCATAGACGAAAATCGTGGAGCCTTTTACACAACGAGTAGTAAAGCGGCAGCAGACTCATGGGGTGAAGGCCGAAGTGGGGAAACTCGTCCTGTATTTATTTCCGCTAAAGCTAGAGCAATTGAAGGTAAAAACATTCTTTCGTCTTCCTTCATGACCCCTGATATGGCATCTAAATTAAAAAGTGCAGGGTTTGATTCCGCATCAGGAGGTAGAGATTGGAAGCGTGGAGATGAAATAGCTGTGTTTTCACCAAATCAAATCAAATCCGCAGACCCAATCACATACGATGACGCTGGGAATGTCATCCCGTTGAGCAAGCGGTTTGATATGGGGAGTAGTGATATTCGATACATGCCACAAGGGGAACCCAAAGCCATAAGGACAAATCAAAAACAACCAAGGAGAAGTGAAGTAAAATATCGCAATCCAGCTCTTGCCAGAAGCATTTCTCTTGCTATAAGTGGGCAGTCGCAAGAACGCGACCAAAACAAATGAGCGACGAAGACCTATCAGCGATTGATAGTAAAGAGGCGATGAAAGAGTTCTTCCTTGAGGTCAAGGAAAGGGCTAAGCAATTCCCTCGGAACACTATCGAGAACTACAACCCGAATGTGGCGGCACAGATCCTCTGGATGCTGGCGCAGGGTGGGCGTATCAATGCTATTGCTAAGAAGTGCAAGGTCACGCATGAAACCGTCCGTGCGCTGGAGTGGAGGCATAACGACACGCTGGAGTCAAAGCGCAAGGAGTTCTCTAAACGCTACGCCATTGCTGCTGCTGAGTACACAGACCTGTTGTTCGAGAAAGCCGAACAACTGAGCCGTGACCCAGACCAGCTCAAGGCAATCTCCCCAGACAGGTTAGCGTTGACTATTGGCATTATGACCGATAAGGCTGGACAGCTCTCGGGCATGGCTAGTACCATTGTTGAGCATCGCAAGGGGCCGTCTATTGATGATGCCGCCAAGATGATCGCAGAAGCCAAGTCTCGTATTGCCAATAAAGTCAAAGCCCAAGCGGTTGAAGCCGAAATCGTAGAATGATACCAGAACCAGAATCAAGATACGCTGATCACCTCAAAGATGGTGGAAATCTAGTTCGCCACTACATGGTCGAGCATGACGGCATTCAGCACAAGTGCCATACGCTTTGCTACGCCTCATATCTGGCGGAGAAGTTCAACGCTAAGATTTGGAATGTGGTGCTGGAGAAGTTCGTTAAGCCCTTCATTGGCGTATGCAAACATTGTAAGAAGCGTCGAGAGCTTCACTTTGTTGACGGAAATAGAGGATCATTTCCAGCGGAGGAGGATGCGTTTTGTTGCGAGGAGTGTGATAGCGTGTATCACATCAAAGACATCCTAATGGAGACTGGTGCATATAAAACGAACTAATGCAGTGGCGCAAACATCCAATCCTTCAGCCTCCCAGCGATGACGAGGTAGCCTTGATGGAGCCAGATGATCTCATTGAGCTTCATCGGATCTACCATGAGGCCATCGAGAACGCCGAAAAAGACCCATTTCGCTACGGATTTAGGCTTCCGCATTGGGAGAAAGCTGAAGAGCAACTAGCGCAAGTCTCTGAGGTTCTGGCACTCGGGGGAAATCGTTGTCTTGCCCCAGAGCAGGAGATCTATGATCCAGTCCTAAAGCGTAGTAAGCGCGTTGACGAGCTTGGATTCGATTTCCATGTACACGCTTGGGATGGTGAAAAAGTAGTTATAGCCAAAGCACAACCATCCTTTAGGAAGGATAAGCAGGGAATTTACGAAGTTATTCTGGATAACGGAGAATCATTCCGATGCTCAAAATCGCACCTTGTCCTTCACAAATTGGGGTGGATGCCAGTTGGAGACATTAAGCTGAACGACGAGCTTTCAAGCCCATTCTGCGCTTGCCCTCCTCAGTCCAGTTCGGGACGCAACCCTTTAGAGTCACCTCAAGATGGCGAGCATTGCTCTCAAACAGCTCAAGATTCTCAATGCTATTATCGTCTTTCACTCCGTTCTTGTGGTGAACAACTTCCGTGCGGGTTAAATATCGACCAAGATGTTTCTCCATCATTAGACGATGCTCAAGGATATAGCGCGTGTGTTTGCGAGCGTTCGGGTGGTTTGGGCAATAAAGCTCAATGTATCCGTCTTTGTTCACAATCCTTCCGCCTTTCCATTCGGGATGTCCTTCGCCGCTTCGTGGCCCTGTCCGCTGACATTGTATCCCGTGCTTTTTGCAAACCTTGTAAATCAACTTCGCGGTCACTCGTGGATCTAGCTCCTTTGCCAGCTTTTCCGCGATATTCGCTTGAGTCCATCCTTCAGCAATCAAAAGGCGTATTTGATCTACTGGGTAAGTTATTGAGTTGTGCTTCGGCATACCGACACCCTATCTATTCCCGCCGAGTTGTCAAGATCAATTACCTCCGAGAAGATTATGTCTGGGATTTCCATGTTCCTGTCTATAATAACTACATTGTAGCGGGAGTACCCCATCACAACTCAGGCAAAACTGCGTGGGGTTCTTACTGCGTGGTCAAAGCCGCCATCGAAAACCCAAAGTCGGAGATCTTCTGCTTTGCCCAGACATCGGAGGTGAGCATCCGCCAGCAACAAAGCGCGGTGTGGAACTGGTTGCCGCATGAGATGAGGACAAAGCAAA